TCTTACGATCCTGAAAAGCAGGAGTACTATCGCTTGCTCCGTGGCCCGCAACAGATGGCCTATGAGGAAGAACGTGTAGGATCAGCGGAGTGCCGAGTCGGTACCGCCAAGTCCAAGGGGAAGCTACGGGTTGTGACAATGCAAAGTGCCAGTATGAAGAGAGATCTTCGTCCTGTACACGAGCAAGCGTACAACCGTCTTAGTAGCCGACCTTGGCTTGTTCGCGGTGACGTGACAAAGGCGCACTTCGAGTCCCTACGTTCCTCACTCTATAGGGGTCACACCTTCAATTCCGGCGACTACGAGGAATCTACGAACAATTTAAATGTAGATGCCGTTATTGCAGTCGTCGAGACCCTATCCGAATCTCTCCCGAAGGAGTTAGGTGAAACTTTTGTCAAAAGTTTCAAGGAATGTGAGGTTTGGTGGTATGACGGTAAGAGGAAAGTCACACGGGGAAGTATGATGGGTAATCTCGGCTCGTTTGTCGTGCTCTGCATCCTTAATCGGATTTGCTTTGAGCGCGCTCTTAAACTTGCAGGATACGATCGTACTCACCCCTGTCTTCTCAATGGTGACGATATCCTCTTTCCCGGTTGCGATGGTCTTTATTACAGCTGGCTTCATTGTACGAAAGAAGTCGGCTTTGTAATCAATCTCAAGAAGACCATGAGATCCGCAGTTTATGGGGACTTAAATTCTCAGACCTACCGTTACGACAAAGGTAGGTTCGTCCACAAATTCTGCTTTGGATTTTTGGGATCTGACTCATGGAAAGAGCCAGTCGGATCCCTCGCAACCCCCCTCTTTGACCTTTGCAGGCAACTTCGTTTCTCAAACGCGGCGTGGCTTTTGACCACATTCCCCGTACGTAAGTTGCTTGCCCGCGTTCCCATTCCTCTCTCCTCCATTCCCCGTCGGTGGTGGGGGTACCTTGTCAAAAAAAATTGGTTCCGTGGCCTGGTTGATCGTGTAAAACCGACCGAGGTAATCCAGGTAGGAACAGAAAGGAAACTCCCCTTCGTTTTAGGGCCTCCGATTCACTCCAGTCCGAAGATGGAGCGTGAAATCCGGGAGGCCGAAAATGAAGTCACCGCCGATTACGTCCGATCGTGGCAGGGCATACCAGTATGCCCTGTGAAGGAGAAAGTGCCTCATGGCAAGATGACCGTCCTGCGGTCGCGCTTTCGCCTTAAGAGAGTAGTACTGGGTTGGCGTAGACTCTGGCTCGCCCCCGTCCTGGAAGCCCTTCAAGATAACCTTCCTGAGGTTTTCGTGACTGGCTATCCGGATTGGGTGGATGAGCAACCTGGTCTCCAACTTGAGTACAAACTCTCCCGC